ACCAAATTTTTGCACGCGCGTTTCTGGGTCTTGGGTGTTCGCAAAATCGGCGCCCAGGGGAAGGGCCGGCCGCCGCTTGTGGAGGGCCGCGCCACGCGCGTAGGATCGGAATGCCGAGCATTTCGGCGTTGCAAACTCACCGGATCATGCGCGGACGCAAGCCAAAGCCCACATTTTTGAAGCTCGTCGAGGGAAATCCTGGGCACCGGCCGCTGAATCATGCCGAGCCTGAGCCCGACGGCGATCTGGTCGACGCGCCCGATGAGCTTTCTGAGGCGGAGCGCCGAATGTGGGCGCGAATGCTAAAAAATGCGCCGGAAGGCATGCTCCGACGACTCGATGAGGCGGTATTCGCGAGCTACGTCGTCAATTACTGCACGTTTCTCGAGGCGAACGCGGAAGTGACGAAACTCGGGCGCATTTGCAAGGTGAACGGCGCCGAGGGAATCAATCCGAACATCTCGATTGCGCGCAACGCGAACGCCGCCATGCTAAAAGCGGCAGCGGAGCTCGGATTCAGCCCGTCCTCGAGGTCACGTGTCAAAGTCCCCCGCGGGAAGAAGAAATCGAGCGTCTTCGGGCGCCTCAAAGAGCTCAGCGCCGACTGATTTCGTCTCGGTGGCCATTGCGTACGCCGAAGAGGCGGTCCAGGACCACCGAAAATACTGCCATTGGGTGCGCTGCGCGGCGAAACGGTTCTTGAAGGATCTGAAGCGCTCGCAAGGAAAACGCCCGCCGTTCCTCTTTTCGCCACAGAAAGCGAACCGGGCGTGCGAGTTCATCGAGCAGATGCCGCACGTCGAGGGGACCTGGGCGACGGAGCTCATCGAGCTGCACCCCTCGCAGATCTTTTTCGTGGTGAACCTGTTCGGTTTCCGCAAGGAAAACGGCGACCGCCGCTTCGAATCGGCGCTCTTCGCGGTTGCGCGGAAGAACGCGAAGTCGACACTCGCGGCCTGCATCATGAATGCGTGCCTCTGCATGGAGCGGGAGGAGGGCGCGCAGATCCTCTCCGCGGCGACGACCGGGAGCCAGGCGCGGATCGTGTTCAACATCTCCAAAAGGATGATCGAGAAGCTTCCGGAACTCCGGGAAGCGTTCGACGTCGAGACGTTCGCGAATTCGATCGCGCGCTATGAGACGGGCGCGCTCTTCAAGCCGATCAACTCAAAGGCCTCGACCCAGGACGGGCTCAATCCCTCGCACGTCGTGGTGGACGAGCTGCACGCGCACAAGACGCACGACCTGATCAACGTCCTGAAGTCCGCCGCCGGCGGCCGGAGGAACCCCCTCTGGCTGATCACGACCACGGAGGGGTACGAATCGCCCGGGCCCTGGCCGGAAGAGCGCACCTTCGCCGAGCACGTCTTGAACGGCGTGATCGAGGCGGAGCATTACCTGGCGCTCCTCTACACGCTCGATGACAAGGACGATGACTACGACGAGCGCGTCTGGATCAAGGCCAACCCGCTCGCTGATCAGAACCCGAACATCATCGTGAAGATGCGCCAGCTCGCGATCGAGGCGAAAGCAAAGCCCGGCGCGGCGGCGGAAGTCCGCATCAAGCGCCTGAATCGTCGGAGCTCGAGCGCGATCGGATGGACGAATCTGACGCGCTGGCGACGCTGCGGGGGTGCGGTCCGATTGGATGAAATGCAGGGACTTTCCTGCTGGGCGGCGTACGATCTGGCGACCACGACCGACATGGTGGCGTGGCGTCTGTTGTGGTTAAAGGACGGTTCCTACTACACTTGGGGCCGATTTTGGGTGCCGACCGATGCGGTGGCCTCCCGATCTGAGCGCAAGAGTGTCAACTACGCAGGGTGGGTTGAGCAGGGACTCATCAAGGCCTGCGAGGGCGCCACAATCGATTATGAGCTCGTAAAGGCTGAGGTCCTTCAGGACATCCACCGATTTCAGCCTACCCTGATCGCCTACGATCCCTGGAATGCGAGCCAGTTTACCAACGCGCTCATTGAAGCCGGTGTTGATGCGGCGCGCCCGGAAGATCCGCGGGGCTTGATGCAGTTCATCCAGGGGCCGCGCTCTTACACGCCAGCGATGAAGCTCTGCGAGGAGGCGTATCTCAATGCGCGCCTGCACCACGGCGGCGATCCGGTGCTGCAGTGGAACATGGCAAACGTCGTCCCGTCCTATGACTCGAACATGAACGTGAAGCCGAGCCGGCAGCGCTCGCGCGACAAAATCGACGGCGCGTGTACGCTCTTCATGTGCTTCGGCTGCGCCGCGCTCGAGCAGCCGCAGGATCCGTCGGCCTTCTTTGCGAGTCTTGCGCAGTGAGGTTCCCCCGACTGCGGGATCTGCCGGCCAAAGCCTTCGAACTCTACCGCGGCCTCTTCGACTACGGCGCCTCCTCGGTGCAGAACGGCTTCTACCCGGTGCAGATCGGCGGCATGGCGGTGCCACCGGTGAACCTGGTCGACACGGCGACGGGAAGGCCGATGACGCCGAAGCTCGCGCTCGAGCTCGCCGCCGTGTGGGCCTGCGTGTGGCTCATCGCGGACACGGTCGCATCGCTTCCGATGAAGTTCATCAAGCGGCAGGGAACGAACACGTGGGGGAACGTGTTCGAATCGCAGACGGCGACGGTGTGCGCCGTGCAGCCGAATCAGTACATGAACGCCTTCGAATTCTGGCTCTTCATGACGGCGTCGAAGCTCTTGTGGGGGAACGCCTATGCGGCGATCGACCGAGGCAGCAACGGCGAGGTGATCAGCTTCGATCCGCTGCTGCCGCAGTTCATGATTCCCTACAAGAAGTCGAACACCGGCGAGATGCGCTACAAGTACGTGCCGCAGGGCCTCATGTCGATTCCGATGGTCGATTATTCGTGGGACCAAATTTTTCACTGGAAGTGGCACAGTCTCGACGGCATTGTGGGCCTCTCGCCCATCGAGTACGGGCGGCAAACGCTCGGTATCGCGAAGTCGGCGGAGATGGGCACCTCCGATACGTTTAGGAACGGCATGAAGTCGCAGGGCTTCTTGACCTATGACCGTGTGATGAAGCCCGACCAACGCCAGCAGGTGAAGGAGTCGCTGCGCCGCTATCGAACCGGGGGCGATGACGCGGGCGGCTTCATGGTGTTGGAAGCCGGCGTCAACTTCTCATCGCTTACGTTGAACCCGCAGGACGTGCAGCTCTTACAGACGCGGCAGTTCGAAATCGAGGATATTTGCCGTTTCTACAACGTGCCGCCGGTGCTGATCGGTCACAACAACACGACCGCCTGGGGAACCGGCATCGAGCAGCTGGCCTTGGGCTTTCAGTCGCTCACCTTGCGGCCGCACATTCGCTCATTGGAGATGGCGATCGCGCGAACCATCGTACCGGTATCGCAGCGCGGTTCAGTGGTGGCGACCGTGCAGATGGGCGATCTCATGGCGGCCGACTCGGCGGCGCGTTCGGCGCTGTACTCCGCGTTCGGTCAGAACGGCATCATGACGCGGAACGAGATGCGCGCGCGCGAGCACTTACCGCCGATGGACGGGGGCGACACGCTCACGGTGCAGTCAAATCTCGTGCCGCTCGACCAGCTCGAGGAGCTGGGCGGGCAACCGACGCCGCACATGCCGCCTCCTGCCCAATACCCGGGCCAGCCCGGGTCTATGCCGTGGCAGAAGCCGTCCCCGTCCGCGCCTCCCTTCGGTCAACCCTCGAGCGGCAACCCGCCGCCGCCCGTTCATTGAGGAGCGAATCTATGTACAAGTGCCGCGCATATCCCTTTGACGTGAAGACCATCGAGAAGGACGGCTCCTTCGCTGGCTATCTCTCGGTGTTCGGGAACGTCGATAGTTACAAGGACGTCGTGAACCCCGGCGCGTTCAGGGATTCACTCGCCGACTGGCAGGGGAAAGGCGCGATGCCGCCGGTGCTCTGGCAGCACAAATCCGATCAGCCGATCGGCGTCTTCACGAGCATGGTCGAGGACGACAAGGGCTTGAAGACCGAGGGGCGGCTGCTCGTTAACGATGTACCGAAGGCCGCCGAGGCGCATGCGCTCTTGAAACACAAAGCCGTCCGCGGCCTCTCGATCGGCTATGACGCCGTCGATGAGCAGTGGGACCCGAAGGCGAAGGTGAACAACCTCAAGAAGCTGACTCTCTGGGAAGGCTCGATCGTCACCTTCCCGGCGAACCCACAGACCCTCGTCGACGAGGTTAAATCCATGTTGGAGCACGGCACCCTGCCGACGCTCCGTCAGTTCGAAAGTCTCCTGCGGGACGCAGGGTACTCCAGGAAAGTAGCCGCCGAAATTGCGACCGGTGGCTATAAATCTGTCTACGAGCGGGAGCTCGGTGCAGCTGCAGATGGAGCCGATGGGAAATCGATGCTCGATCTAGTCGCGAAGACCATCGACAGTTTCGATTTCAAACTCTAGGAGTAATTCAATGCTACGCACCGACATGACCGCACTTGCGGCCCGCATCGCGGCGGAACTTCGACCCCGCTCGCGCATCATCACGCGCGGCGTCATCGATATGGCGACGAGCCGCGTCCTGCACAACGAGTACATGGACTATTCGGGTCCGATCGCTCGCGCCGACGGCGACGAGGAGAAGCTGCAGAAGGCGCTGGGCGAAGCGCTCGCCAAGCATTTCGACAAGGTCAAGGACGCGATCGCGCAGACCGAAAAGGACATCAAAGAGTCCTCCAACAAGCAGATCCAGGACGGCACGAAGGACGCGATCGCGAAGCTGAACACCGAGGGGCAGAAGCTTTTCGGCGAATGGATGGACGCGAAGCGCGCGCTCGAGCAGCGCGTCCTCGATGCCGAGCAGAAAGTCTCTGCGCTGCAGAAGGCGGGGACGGGCCAGCGCGGCAAGCAAAAGACGATCGGCGAGCAGGTGACCGAAAGCGAGCAGTTCAAGTCGTGGCTCGACGTTGGCAAGCGCAGCGTGAAGTCGTCCATGAGTCCGGTGGCGTTTAAGAACATCACTAGCGGTGCGATCAGCGGCGGGCCCGGCATATTCCCGGAGTACCTGCCGACGCCGGTGATTCCGAACTTCATGCCGCTGACGATCCGCGATCTGATCGGTGTGGGCACCACCTCGGCCGCCGTGATCCACTGGGTGAAGGAGTTGCTGTTCACCAATAACGCTAACTATCAAGGTTCGGATGGCGCGTTGAAGCCGCAGTCGGACATCAGCTATCAGCTCGAGACGATCAGCGTGGTGACGTTGGGGCACTGGTTTCGGGCGTCGAAGCAGGTGCTTGCCGACTTCCCGATGTTGCAGACGTTGATCGACACGCGTGCGACGTTCGGCTTAAAGCTCGCCGAGGAACAGCAGATCCTCTACGGGGACGGGGCCACCAATCACCTGAACGGGCTCGTGCCGCAGGCCACGGCGTACAACGCCGCCTACAACAAGACGGGCGACACGATGATCGACATCATCCGCCACGCGATGCTGCAGACCACGCTGGCTTACTACCCGGCAACCGGCATTGCCATATCGCCCACCGATTGGCATGACATCGTGCTCACCAAGGACACGCTCGGGCGGTATATGTTCGCGAATCCGCAAGGGTCGAGCCCGGCGATGCTTTGGGGCCTGCCGGTTGCCGAGTGCTATTCGATGACCATCGGCGACTTCATCGTGGGCTCGCTCAAGTTGGCCGTGACGCTCTTTGATCGCGAGGAGGCGACAATCATGCTGTCGACGGAGGATCAGGACAACTTCGTCCGCAACATGGTGACGATCCTCGCCGAGGAGCGCCTGGCGCTGGCAGTCTCTCGTCCCGCGGCCGTCATTTATGGCAACTTCCCGCACGGGTCGACCGGCTGATCGGCGATTCCCCGCTAGCCGACCAGAGCCCGGCGCGTCTATCTTGCGGAAGCTAGGCGTTGCCGGGTTTTTCACGAAGATGGAGAGACCCATGTCGATCGATCAAGCCGAAGCCGTGCGCGTGCGCGCGCTCAAGACCTTCGCCTGCGCGTATGGCTACATCATTCGCACCGGCGAGATTGCACACTTTGACGCGAACTACGCGGCGCAAATGAAAGCCCGCGGCAATATCGAAGAACTCGCGCCCATCAAGGCCGCGGGCATCGAGCGCGCGCCGCGCAATCAAGCGCTCATCGCGCCGCCGAACGTAGCGCGACCGGCGCCGGGAAAAGGCCGCGAGGCAACGGAGCCGTCGTTGCCGCCGCCAGTACCAAACTCGGCACCTACCGCGACCGATGGCCCGGCGAGACGTGCATCTGCATCGCGTCGGGGCCCTCGCTCAACACCGAAGACGTAGCCTATGCGCGCGGCAAGGGCCGCGTGATTGCGATCAATACGAGCTTTCGTGCGGCGCCGTTCGCGGACCTGCTCTACGCGTGCGACAAGGGCTGGTGGGATCACTATTACCCGGAAGTTACGCGCGTCTTCCAGGGCCCCGAGCTCTGGACGATCTCGAACGTCGCCGCACGCGATTACAAGCTCCACTACGTGCGCGGTGATCCTCACCGGCAGGGCTTGAATTCGGATAAATCGACGATCAACACCGGCCGGAACTCCGGCTATCAGTCGATCTGTCTCGCGCATTTTTTCGGCTGCCGGCGCATCATCCTCCTGGGCTATGACTTTCAGCGTACGAACGGGCGCACGCACTGGCACGGCGATCATCCGCGTAGCTTGGGCAACGGCGGGCGCTTCCCGATGTGGATCGAAGAGATGGGGCGGCTCGCGGCCGACGCGAAGCAGTTGGGCCTCGAGATCGTGAACTGCTCGCGGCAGACGGCGCTCCGTTGCTTTCCTCGAAAGCCGATCGAGGCGACACTATATTGACGAAGGAGTGAACCATGACCTGTCCCGTATGCGCTGGCACCGGCACGATTTCGGAAGGTGGCGATGTGGTAAAGACCTGTCGCTATTGCACGCCGCAGACGAACCCGCCTGAAGTTCCGACAACGCAAGGACGTCGGCTTCCGACCGATCCGGCCGCGGTTCATGATGCCTTTCCCAACTCGCCGCTGAAAGGGCCGCTGCACTTTCCCTGGCCGATCAACAACTCGTCGTGAGCCACGACCACGAGCTATTGCTGTTTGGCATGATCTTGGGCGCGGCGGTCTGGTGGGTGGGCGCCAACGCGCGGCGCGTGCATCGACGCGCCCTCGCCGCCGTCGAGGTCTACCCCATGCGCGCAACGCTCTACATGCGCAAGGTCTTCAAGCTGCGAATCCCGATCGGCATGGCGCTGCTGCGCCTGGCGCTCGCGGTCCTGGGCGCGAAGCTCGAACCCGATACGTGAAATACATCGTCCTCACCGAGGAGCAGACGCTCACCGCGGCGCAGACAGTATCGATCGCGCGCTTTGGCGACGGCGAATGGCGCTGCGCGATCGGCGGCGGCTGCACGAGTCAGCGGCCGGACGCGAAGCTCGCCGCCGAGCTCAAAGAGGTGCTGCGCCGGCGCGTGCATAATCTGCTGGTGTGCCTGCCGCACCGGCGCGGCCCGCGCGCCGAGTCCTGGGCGCGCTACGAGGAGACCCGCTACACGCAGTTCGCGACGCAGCCGGTGTACGGCTCCGCGTTCATCACGCGACCCGACAACGCGCCGTGGATCGATACGCCCGCGTTTTGGGACGGCGTGCGCGATCTCTGGCGCGGCCAGCACGTGGTCCTGGTGGTGGGCGACAAGAAGTCGATCACCAGCGAGATGATCGAAGGCGATGCCGCTTCGACCTGCGAATTGTGGGGGCCGCGCCAGCACGCCTATGAAGTCGCCGACGAGCTCGAGGCGCAGATCGTCGAGTCCTGCCGCATCGAACCGCGTTCGCGGGTGCTCCTGTGCCTGGGCGTCACGGCCACCGTGCTCGCCGCGCGGCTCGCCGCGCGCGGCATCCACGCGCTCGACTTGGGGCACATCGGCATGTTCATGCGCCACGCCGGCGCGTATCGCTTCTCAGCCGACGACGTGGTCTCGCCCGAGTATCGGGAAATACTAGCAAAGGTCCACGCGAAGACTTCCTGGGGCGCGGACGGTGCCAAGCACGCGGCGGCCGTCGATCAGATCGCCGAGGAGATGGCGGCCGTCACGGTGCTCGACTACGGCTGCGGCGCGGGCAAGCTCGCCGAGGCGCTGAAGGATCGGCGCCGCGTCTCGGGTTACGACCCCGGAATCCCCGACAAGGCGAAAATGCCGAAGCCCTGCGACCTCGTGGTGTGTACCGACGTCCTCGAGCACGTTGAGCCCGAAAAGCTCGCGGCGGTCCTCGAGCATCTGTATCGTCTCGCCGCGCGCAAGCTCTACGCCGTGATCGCGCTGCGCCCGGCGAATGCGATTCTGCCCGACGGGCGGAACGCCCACCTGATCGTCGAGGACGCAGAGTGGTGGCTGCGAAAGTTGGGAGGCGTCGGATGGCAGATCGAACGGAGCGAGAACACCGGCAAGGAAATTCGGGTGTTGTTCACCAAGCCGCCGGCCTGAAGGGCGGCGGGATCTACATACCCGCCGAAGCGTACCCCTATCTCGTGATTCAGCGCGGCGCGCTCGATGACATGCGTGGCGAGCCCCAGGTGTGGATCGACCGCTATGCGCAGGCGTTGCAGTCAGAGTACTGGTCGATGGAGCCGTATCTGCCGGCCGTCTGTCACTCGATCCTGGACGTGGGCTCAGGCATGGGCGGCATCGATATCTTGCTCGCACGCCATTACGGCGAGGGGATCCGGGTGACGCTCATGGACGGGATTGACGACCTCGCCGACATGGAGTGGCACTCGCGCACGTTCAACTCGATGACGGTCGCAAAGGCGTTCCTCGCCGCGAACCAGGTACTCGAGGTCGACTTGATTGATGCGAACGACCCGGGGCGGCGCTTGAGCCGCTACTATGATCTCGTCGTGTCCTTGAAAGCCTGGTGCTTTCACATTGAACCCGCTGAGCACTTAAAGGTCATCGCGGAGGCCATGCACCCGGGCGCCACCCTGATCGTAGACGTGCGCCGCGACAGACCGGAGTGGGAAGCGCAGCTGTGCGAGCACTTCCAGGAAGTCCACGTGATCTACCCCGGCTTGAAGTTCCGGACGATCCAGTACCGGCGCCGATGACGCGGCCGGTGGTGACGCTCGTCGCCGGGGGCTGGTCCGCGTCGTGCGTCGATCTCGAGCGGCTGCCCGGCCTCATCATCGGCGTGAACGATGCAGCGGTGCGTCTGTCGCGCTTCGATTATTGCGTGTCGATGGACCGGCTCTGGGCCGAGAACCGCATCGATTGGATCGAGGAGCAACGCCACGCGAGGATCTGGCTGCGAGCATCGACCGTAGGGAACATCCGCGAGCGGGTGGCGCGCTGTCCGCACGTGGAACTCTTCCAAAATTCGCACACCGCGACGAGCCTCGCCGTCGAAACTTCGCGCCTCGACGGCACGCATTCGGGCTTTTGCGCGCTCAACCTCGCCTATCATCTGCGCCCGCAGATCCTCTATCTGGTCGGCTTTGATATGCAGTTGGGCCCCCGCGGCGAACGCCACTGGTTTCCCGATTACCCATGGAACGGCGGCGGTGGCTCCAAGGCGGGCAAGCTGTCGGAGTGGGCGGCGCAGTTCGCGAAGCCCGCCGAGCAGCTGAGCCGCATCACGCGCGTCTACCGGGTGGCGGCGCACGGCTCACCGCTCCTGTCGCCCTTATGGGTGCAGATCACTCCGGAGCAGCTGGCGCAGCGCGCCAAAACAGAGGCATTGAAGTGACCCCGTTTACGCTCTGCATGGCTTACTACGACAACCCGACGATGTGGGCGACGCAGGTCGAACGCATCGCCCGCCTGCCGCGCGATCTTCGGGGCGCGCTGCACGTGATCATCTGCGACGACGGGTCGCCCCGCTGGCCTGCGCAGCCGGGCCCGATCGGGTGCGCCCTGTCGATCTACCGCATCGAGGTGGACGTCGCCTGGAACCAGGACGCGGCGCGCAACATCTGTGTGCGGCATGCGGAGACGCAGTGGCTCCTCCTTACCGACATGGATCACATCGTTCCTGAAACCACCTGGGCGCGGCTGATGTACTTCAAGCTCGACCAGGGCCGCTGTTACAAGCTCGAGCGCACGACGCTCGAACCCTCTGGGTGCGAGACGCCCTACAAGCCGCACCCCAACACTTGGGTGTGCACCCGCAAAGCCTACGACGAAGCGGGCGGCTACGACGAGCGCTTCGCCGGGCACTACGGGACAGATGCCGACTTTCGCGATCGGTTGGTGCGCGTCGCGCTGCCGAGCTCGCTCTCGACGCACGTGATCCGCGTTCCACGGGAAACCATCCCCGACGCATCGACCACGACGCTTATTCGCAAATCCTACGAGGACGGCATGGCGATCCGCCGCATCAAGGAGGACCGCGACCCGATCCATGGCTGGCGGCCGGTGCGCTGGAGCTTCCCGTACCATCTGGTGCACGAGTCTTGCGGCACCTGAGCCAAAATCCGGCCGCGATCTATCAGCGGCGCCATCGCGCGAAGTACCCGGACAAGGTCATCAAGCAGAATCGCAGCCCGGCCACGCGCAAGGCGATAGCCGAATGGGGGAAGCGCAATCGAGAGAAGTGCCGGGAGAATTCCCGACGCTGGCGGGAAAAAAACGTCGAGTACGTGAGCGCCAAGAATAGAAAGTGGGACCTCGAAAACCCTGGGCGCCGATGTGCGATAGTCGCACGCCGCAACGCGATGAAGATCCGCGCGACGCCAGCCTGGGCTGACCTCGAGGCGATTGCTGACTTCTATGCGGCGTGCCCGCCCGGATTTCACGTAGATCATCAGGTGCCGCTGAATTCACCGCGCGTCTGCGGTCTGCACGTCCGCTGCAATCTGCAATATCTGCCAGCGCAGGACAATCTCCGGAAAGGGAACCGCTTCGAATGCGACACATAACAATGGTCTGCTGGAAGTGGCGCGCTCCGCTCCGCTACCGCTCGAAGTTCGAAGCCGCGCACGTCGATACCCTCTACTCGATGCTAAAGCGCCATTATCACGCGCCCTTCGAGCTCGTCTGCGTGACCGATGACCCGGCCGGCATTCGCAAGGAGGTGCGCTGCGTGCCGCTCTGGATGGACTACGCGAGCTTGCCGAGCCCGCATGGCCACGGGAATCCCTCCTGCTATCGGCGGCTCAAGATGTTCTCGCGCGAGGCGGTCAACATTTTCGGGCCGTACTTCGTGTCGATGGACTTGGATATCGTGATCACCGGCGACGTCACCGAGCTTTTCCAGCAGGACTACGATTTTCGAATGTACGGCGATACCGCGCGCGGAACTCCGTATAACGGCTCGCTCATTCAGCACACCGCCGGCACGCGCCCGCAATTGTGGGAGACGTTCGATCCGCTCAAGTCGCCGCAGATCGGAATCCAGAGGCGCTACATCGGTTCCGATCAGGCGTGGATCGGCGCATGCTTGGGGCCGAACGAGGCCAAGTTCACGCGCAAGGATGGCGTTTATAGTTGGCGCAACGAGTTGAAGCCGAGGGGCGGGCAACTTCCTGCGGGTGCCAAGATCGTCGTGTTTCACGGCGCGCAAGACCCTTGGACTCCCGCGGTTCGGGGTATATTTCCGTGGTGCCGGGAGGCTTATCGATGACAACGCTCACCTACATCTCGCTGGCGGAAGCAAAGGATCAGTTGTCGATCGATTACTCGAACACCACGTGGGATCAGCGCATCGCCAATCTGATCGGCGCATCGATCGACTGGGCGGAGAATTTCTTAAATCGCTCGCTCGGCGAGATGCTCGAGCTCGACAGCCCGACCGATTCGAGCGCCGTGCCAGCGCCGAACCCGGTCGATTCGCCCGACTTGCAGCGCTATTGGATGGACGGCGCCTGGGTCGATGCCGGGCAGTGGACGCCCGATCAGTGGCGCGAGTACTGGCAGCAAAACCCGGTCATGGAGGATCACAGCGCGCCGCTTCGCCGGGATTTAAAGGCGGGGATTTTGCTGTACCTCGAGACGCTGTTTGATCGCAACCCCGAGAACATGGAGATCCTGGAGCAGCGCGCGACCGACATGCTCTGGCCCTACCGGATCGATTTGGGTGTCTAAGCCGCCGCTCCGCGCCGGTTGCGGCACGTGTGCGCGCTTTCGCAAGATCCTGCCGAAGGGCATCGCGCAGCGTCTCGAGGACATCGAGCGTGCACGGATGGAGCGGTATCAGTTAAGCTCCGCTGCGTCGCCTAAGCCGACAGAGCCTGCGGGCTCGCCGGGGACGGAGGCCGATGTTCCCCCAAGCCCATCGACTTCCCGACCCCCGGTCCCTTGAGGGAGAGTGACCGATGTCAGGTCGTCAGCTCAAACCCATCCAGGCGGGGCAACTGCGCTTTTTTGGCTGGCTGGAAGCGCCAGTGCAAAGCTATGTCCACGGCACCCCCTCGATCGAGTATCAGACGTTCGCGCTGATCCGCTTCTATATCGAGGACTTTCGCGGCAACGAAGTCTTCAACGGCCAGACGATCGAGTCGACGCTCACCACCTATCTCGTGATGCGCTGGCTCCCAGGCGTCAAACCCACGATGCGCGTCAAGCGCCTGCTCGAGGGCGCGCAGTCGCCGGCGCAGTACGAGTACTACAAAATCACCTCGATCATCGAGGACCCGACCCGCTATCGGGTGATGCAGCTGCAGTGCATGCGCCGTGACGCGGCGGGCTTTCGCGTCGGGTCGACCGAGGCGTCGGGCGTGCCGCCGGCGCCGGGCGGTGCGCCGTGGCGACCGCCGCCCGGGCCGCGCGGTCCCGCTGGCGCACCAGGTGCGCCAGGTACTCCGGGTGCGCCTGGTGCTGCCGGGCCAGAGGGTCCGTCGGGTATCGCGCTTACCTACACGTTCACGCAGTCATCACCCTCGGCGTTGTGGATGATCACGCACAACTTGAATCGCTATCCGGATGTGTCGGTTGTCGACAGCGCGGGGAGCGTGGTCGTGGGCGATCCGCGATATATCGACGCCAACACGATCAGCATTGCTTTCTCTGCGCCATTCTCCGGCGTGGCTTATCTGGACTAAAGGACGCGCCATGCCGAAGATCTTAAATAATTTAGACCTCGCACAGAATCAACTCCTAAACCCGGCACTGCAGAGCCTCGCGCTGGCGCCTTCGGTGCCGGTCGCGGCGCAGTTCTACTGGAACTCCGCGAACAATCGGCTCTACATCTGGAATGCGGCGGCCTCCGCATGGCAGCTGTATGCGACCAACTCCGATCAGCTGAACGGGCAATCGGCCGCTTACTACCTCGCCCTCGCCAACGCGACCGGCAATCTCGCCGCCGCGCAGCTCCCGGCGTTCACGGGCGATATGACGACGAGCGCGGGGTCCGCGGTTACGACCATCGCCGCGAATGCCGTGACTCTGGCCAAGCAGGCGCAGCTCGCGCCGAACACGCTCCAGGGCAACAACACGGGATCGGCGGCGACGCCGCTCGCGCTTTCCGTCGCCCAGGTCAAGGCGCTCTTGGCGCTCGTGGTCGGGGATGTCTCGGGCGCAGAAGCCACCGCGAACAAGGGTATCGCCTCCGGCTACGCGGGATTGGATGGCTCAGGCAAGGTGCCGACCGCGCAGCTCCCCGCCTCAGTCACCGGGGCGATGAATTTCGTCGGCACCTGGAATGCCGCGACCAACACGCCCGCGCTCGCCTCGAGCAGCGGGAACAAGGGAGCATTTTATAAAGTCAGCGTCGCCGGTACGACTTCGCTCGATGGTATCGCGTCATGGAACGTCGGGGACTCGGCCGTGTTCGATGGCACGACCTGGGACAAGATCGACGGCATCACGAGTGAGGTGATTTCGGTCGACGGGCGCACCGGGGTCATTACGCTCGCCTCGGGCGATATTTCAGGGCTCGCCGCTTCAGCGACTACCGATACGACCAACGCCTCGAACATCACTTCGGGGACCTTACCGGTCGCCTGCCTGCCCGCCTCGGTCATGAAGAAAGTCGTGACCGCGCCCTTTGGGGATGGTTCGACGGCCACCTTCGCTTTCACGCACAACTTGGGCACCCAGGCCATCTCGGTCGATGTCTGGATGACGGCGAGCCCCTACACGGAAGTGGACTGCGACGTGAACCACACCTCGAACACCACCTGCACGTTGTCGTTCGGCCCGACCTCCATCCCGACCGCGAACCAGTTCACGGCGCTCATTTCCGGATGAAACGACAGCGGGATATGAAGGTGAGCATCCCGTGAGGCAGCAAGCGGGTGTAGCGCCGGTCAATCCGACAGACGCCGCGCGGTACGTGGACCTCGCCGTGCGCTCCGTCCTGCAAAGCGCGATCTCGTTCGTCATGGGGCCTTCGGGCTACATGCAGAACAACGGCGTCGTGGTGATCGGCCAGCGGCCCGCTTCGTCGGCCACGGTGACGTTCAGCGCGACGAGTGGGAGCGGCGTGACGGCGACATACAGCGCCGGGACCTTGGGCGGCAGCAGCGCGCTCGATACGGGCAGGGTCTTAACGATCCTCGACACGACGTACAAGTTTTTCACGTGCACGGGCAATTCGGGCTCCTCGACCACCGTCTGTCAGGGGACGATCTCGGGCGGCACGCTGTCAACGGTCGGCGCGTTTGCCAACTCGGCGCTGTGGCTCTCCAACAATGTGACGGGGAGCATTTCAGGCTACGGCACGCCGCTCCCGCGCGCAGTCGGCAACAGCTACTCGTACTTCCCGGCGGGCGCGCTCTCCACCGGCAGTGCGGCGGGCTGGTACTGGACGAACTGGTCGGCCTCGACGGTGGGCCAGGCATACAACAACACCTATACGCCCGGCACGAGCGGAACACCGACGGTCGTCGGATCGCCCACGGCCTTTGTTTCCACGGGTCCGGGCGCGTTCACTCAAACGAGCGGCAGCTACATTCAAGGACCGACCGGCCCGTACACCGGCAACACGATGGGGCTCAACGGGTCGATTTAGGTGTCCGCCTTGTTCAGCGCACCGGCGAACGCCAACGCGAAAACCAACAAGATGTTCTTCGGCACCGCCGCGCAGCGCTTCGGTCAGATCAACATGGCAGGGAGCTTGGCGTCATCCGGCGGCATGGTTTCGATCACGAATCAGGGCGTCACGAACTCGCAAATTTATACGAATG